TTTGCGAACTCTCCCATCACTTTCTTTACCTTGTTGGCTTTCTTCTTCATTTCTTTTTTGATCCTTTCATTACTTCTTTGAAGCGTGCTTCCTTGCCAACTTTGCCAGACTTCTTCAAAGTTTTTTTAAGCTTTGCATCGTCTTTGATTTGACCTTTCAAACCTTTAATCTCTTCTTTCTCTTCCTTGATCATTTCTTTGAATTCTTTGCTATCTTTGTTGATGTGCTTTATCAATTTTTTCTTCATTTTTGGTTTGATGTCAGTGCTTGGCATTTTCTTCCTTGTAAAGCGGCTTTACCATTTAGGTATGCTGCGTTGGCTTGAATATTGTTGGGTTGACCGTCCAATGGCACGATCAAGATAAAAATCATAATCAGGTTGGAATCCACGTGCTTGATCAAGCTGACCACGGCGGCGGAATATCTCAATCGCTACACCGTAGCCGATCGTATATCCCCAGTATTGCTGTTCCGGTACCTGTAAACCCGAACCATTGGCGATAAATGCCGTTGGGATAATGTAAGCTTGCGCGTCGATGCGGTATGCCTGATCAGGTATCGGACTGAACTGTATCGTTCCTGCGCCTTGGTTATAGTATAACGCACGGGGACGACCATTAATTAACGGTGCCCAAGTAAGAATAATATTATTCCCAAAAGGAGGAGCGACACTGAAAGTTACTGTAATCGCCCCCGTCGAATAATCTACAACACCCGCACCGCCCGTTCCGTTTGTTGCTGTCAAAATTCCGTCTTTGTTGGAATCGACCATGTCGACAACGCCATCAGTGACGATGACAGTGCCGGGAACGATAGGCACTTGATTGGCTGATACTGAAAAGACCGTAGCGACGCCATCGCCGCTAGCGAATTGATCTTGCTGATATTGGTATTGGTATTCTCTCAACCAGACCGTTTGGTCTTGATAATAGAATAACTGCATACCATTACAAAACATGCCCGGCTCTAGAGACATGTATGTTTCAAGATCGAAAGGATATTCCACTTGGTTTTGAACAGTGTAAAACACATAAGGAACCAACGTCTTGAATGGCTTCATATCATCCGGTAAAACGAACAATATGAACTTATTTATCAAGTCGTCGATCTTAGCGTCCGTTAGCTGATATTGCGTCGGCGAACTTGTTAAATCTCGAACAACCTGACGGATATCTTCTAACGTGAAATTTAATGCCATTACGCCACTTCCTGCATACGGAATCGGAACTTCTTACCTGTTACACGGGATACCATACTTCTTTGACCGGGTACGATCTCCTCTTCAACGTTGGATCGCACAGGTTCAAAACATTGGTCGCGATAATACTCGAATGCAATTCGGGGAAGACTGTAAATCTGTCCGTCGTACATCATTCCCTTGCATTGACCAATTTTTAACCACTTGTCAATCCATTCATATGGCTGAGGAACCCCACGCTGTTCTTCATTGAAGAATATAAATTTTACCATCTCATATTGTGAAGGATCAGGACGATCGCTTTCTTCCTCTTCAACGACTACGCGTCTTCTTACGACGCGACGATATTTTTTATCTTCTTTTGCTTGCTGTTGCTCATTCAATTCTTTTTCTGCCATATTTCCTCGATTAAATAGATGGGTAGGGACAAATTGCCCCCACCCTTTGAAACTGTAACTCGGTTTGCAATGTGGCTATTAAGCCCCAATGTCCCCAAGTGCTCTGCTGTCGTCGCTGATCAACGCTTCCCAGTACATGACATCGCCATCGTTACCAAGAACAGCTGACCCCAGACCGATACCAACGTCCGCCACGTTAAGAGGAGGGATTGGCTGTCCAGAAACAGCTTGTACGCGATAAGCAACACCCGAGTTAGCTGTATACGTGCCAGTGTAAGCACTGGTATCTACGCCAAAGCTAAAGGTGTTAGCGCTAATTCTTGTAATCGTGTACGAGTTACCATTGAGAGCAGCCCAATCAGTACCAGAAGAACCACCAACAAAACTGAATTTGAAAGTGTCGCCTGATGCCCAATTTGGGATCCCTTGACCGGGTGAAAAACCTGGTCCAACGAATGTCGCAACGCCCGGATTTGCTTTTGTGATGGCAGTAATCTGCACCCCAAAAAGATCCGTGTTGTTGATGATTGTGAAACCATTGGTTGTTTCAAGAGTTGATGATAGTGTTGTTGTTCCTCTTGTAATAAGAAGAGCATCACCATCCGGCATCCCTTTGAACCACTTCATTTCGATTGTCTGATCATTGGTTCCGTATTTCGTGTAGTTATACATTTTGAACGAAACTAATGAAGGCTGTGACGTTGTCGTTGCAATGTTGGTATTGCTGACGTTGGTTTGCACGGTTTGAATCGGCAATTGTAGGTGATAAGGCACTGCGGAACCGCCGCTAGTGAACGAACCTTGTATAATGTAGCCTTCTGTAGCCATAGTAATGTCCTCCTTATGCTGCTGTTGAACGTAGGTTTCTGATAAACGCATCGTTCAGGATACGCGCTGCATAGAACACGCTGAAGGATACAGTACCAAACTGGTTGGCAGGGTCTAACGCACCGGCAGAGCCAAGAGGCTTGACGATGATCGAACCGTTTTGTGCAATGTTCGCGTCTTGTTCAGCCGCATCGCGACCAGACAAGTGCATACAAGCATAAGCTTCACGACCAACAATAAGGTTGTTGTACACGTTTGGTGAAACGTTAGTGTTTACGGAACCTTGCGAGCTACGTAACCATCTCACGTTACCAACGCTACCCCATTCGGCATCCAACCCATCACGTACCGGATAGTTCGCAACCGAGATGAATCCATCACAGTTTTGAAGATCGGTAATGATCGCGGAGTTTAAGAATCCGAAGTAGGCTTGGCGCACTGGCTGTGTACCAAATTTCATTGTACCTTCAATGTACTCAGTGATCATCAACGCGTCGTTTGTATCCAATGTCACCATTGCGATATCAATATCAGCGCGAGTAAGTTCGGTCGGTGTATTACCGTTCAAACCGTTACTACAGTTGATAACCGAGCTTGTAGCCGCGAGAACGTCTCTTGTAAGAGCGTCTAGCGTAGTACCCATTTGGATACCTAGTAATTCGGTAAATGAATTCAAAATCGGGTCGTTAATTAACAATTGCATTTGATTGTCATATTTAATAAACGCACCGTAGAATTGAATTTGAGTTACGATATCGATCGCTTGTGCGGCGACTTCGGAAATCAAATCACCGGATGCAACAGGAGTCGTCGCATTGGCTAGACGCAAATAACGTCTATGTACCATCTGGCGACCGCTGTTTTGTGGTAGCGCTTTTTTCACCGCGAACTTATTATAAATAAGGTAAGGGCGAGCGATCATCAACAATAGACGGTCGAATATTTGGTTAACTGCTGGCGGCAGTGTAGCCAAGGTTGTCATTGACATAGTGTGTCACCTTATAGGTTTAGGACCTCGCCTTTGCCATGTTGAACATTGCCAAAATCTGATCGTCTGTCATGACAGCCATTCGCGCGTCTTCGTCTTGTACCATCACGTTCTTACGGGCATTTGCCGGCTGCGTTCTCGAAGCGTTGTCAACGATCTTATTTACGGTCGCTTCATTCGCTTTCGCTAACTTATCCTGATGGTAACGAGGTGATGACTGAGCCAATTTGTACGCCAAACGGTGCATCATCGGGTTATTCTGTATAGCAACAGCAAGGTCAGGGTCTTCTTGCAGTACATCGGGGAGATAGTCTTTAACCGTAGATTCGTAATCGGTATAACGCGAACGCATCCGAAGATCGGTCAGCTGTTCTTTTAGACGATTTACTTCTTGGAGTTCGCTCTCTCGAACTTTCTTAAGTTCTCCCCACGTAGGGATATCATCGTCACTATAGGTTGGCTGTTGCGTCTGTTGCGGTTGACTTTGTTGGCTTCTCTCCAATTCCATCATCCGCACTTGCATCATCTGGTTATGTCTTTCTAAAGTTTCGGCTTTCTCTCTCAATGCTCTAAAGTTCATCTCTTTGTCGGATTGAACTTCGTTTTGTTGAACCGCGGCGACTGGCTCTGTTACGCCCTCGACTTGTTCAGTCATTGGTATCCTTTTAACGTCTTTCAAGCTGACGAGGCTATCAAATAAAATGTTTACTTGATAATTTAATTAAAATTTTTTTAACTACATTTTGTCAATTAATCTTTTCGAAAATATGGTCGGAAAGAGGCATGTTAGCGGCAAATTGGGCGTTTTCCAAAACCAGTTCATCCGACAATTCTTCTTCAGGTACGGGAATATCGAAGGGCAATGCACAGCATTCCGCCTTTCCATCTTTCCATATCTTGTAAACGACTTGTCCCATCATCTGGTTCGGCTCTTCGTCAGTTACCTGCCATAGCTCTTTGATTTTGCGTTCAACGTCATCCCATTTTGCGGTATAAACTACCCAAAAAATCTCGGGACAATCATGTTTCGCCAACAGCTCATTAACTAATTTCTCTAAACGGTGTACGAATGCCCATCCCATCGCCGAACGAACATCTCCGCGTTGCATGGCAACGTCGAAACGTAAATCCGTGGACGGCTGGGTCATCTGCTCCCCTAACGCATTTCCATTTAAATCGATCAACATGTGTCACCTATTGGACGTATGAATACATTCTGTTGTTTGGTAGCTGCTGCTTGTTTAGCTTTGACATGTCTGGGTCTTTCATCCCTCTGTCGGAATATACTTGGTTGTCATTGCCATCACGGGAACCGTAATTGCCATTCTTAACCGAGCCTTTCTCTTCCGACTTCTCATGCTTAGCTTTCATGCCCACCTTTTCAAGGTAAGCATCGGAGTCGTTAACGCCTACGCTGGTACGGTCGTTCACACGATCGGAACCAGAATCAGCACCTTCTTGTCCTTGCTTAACGAAATTTTTGAGATTCGGTTTTGCTCTTGCCGATTCTCTTAAGGGTTTCATTGCCATGATTAAACTCCGTAATCTGAACCGAGTTCGTCTTCATCCGCTTTGTGTTCGGACTTGCCCTTTACCTTGGCAGGACCTTTATGCTCTCCCGGACCTGCGAACTGATTGGTCATGTAACCATTCATTCTTGTATTAGGAAGTTCTTGCTTGCGTAGCTTGTTGTGGTCTGTGGTTGTATCCCCCAGATCATCCATGCGCCCCGGTGTGCTATTAGGAGCCATGCTTTGAACTGTTTTACCGTACATTTTGCACCTCTGTTTGTGCTTGTTTTAGTTGCTCAGGAAAAGAATCCACCTTTTCCAGCTTGACGATGGTGTCGATGAAAGCATTAATGTTTTGCATCTCCACTGTTTCAAGGTCTTTTGCCGCTTGGGCGCGGTGTAATGTGGCAAGAGCGCGGTCGTCTTCGGCTTTAGCAAGTTTTTCTTTCGCAGATGCCAGTTTCGCCATGCCTTCTTTCATGAGAAGATCGTTAATGATTGCCTTGTCTTGCATCTCTGCTTGCGCAATCTGCTGTTGCTGTTGCTGCTGCATCTGCTCTTGTTGTTGTACGTCCTCGAGAATCTCTTGCGCGCCTTGTCCCGGATACTTGGACAGTAGTAATCCCCATGAAATCGGTGCGCCCATTTCCTTGAACTGCATCAATTGAGAGAAGAAGAGCTGTTGTTGAGTCTCTGTTAGAGGTGCTTCGGCTGTGACGCAATCGTATTTACCAAAGGTACCGGAGAAGAATTCTGGTGTCGGCTGCTCCTTAGTCACTAGAAAGACCTTTTCAGGTGTCCAATTGCGTTGGATCATTTTCATAAGGCGATTGCCGACGATCTCTTCCGATTGACGTAGGTTATCAAACAAATCTTGAAGGTTGACCAATGCAGCGCCTTGGCGCAACATGGCAAGAATACCGGCTTTATCATCATCGGCAGCAGCAAGGAGTTCTTCGTTTACACCAACGACACGCATAATCAGATTGTTGTACAACCCTTGAAGCTCCATCAATCCGGCAGGGATGGGGCGTGCATCAAGCTGTCTAGCATCGCCCATGATGTCGGCTTCGTTCTTGGCGTAGATGACACGCCCTTGACCGGTCTTGTAGAAGTCTAGCGGGTTGTCGAACTTGGATTTCTTTACAATCCATCCGGTGTTGATTTGTGAGTTAAAGAAATCAGAGATCTTGGATACGAATTTGTTAAATTCGATTTGAGGATCGCGAATTGGGCGAATGATCGATTGTAGCTTATATTGGTAGAGGTCGTATTCGGGTTCATACAGAGCAACAACTGGGATGAAACAATATTCGTCCAAGTTGTATGGGTTCTCATCCTCATGGACAAGCTCGTTATTGATCATTCCCGTATACTTGATGACGCGCTTTTGCTTCTTATAGCTCTTAACGCCCGGCATATCTTTGATTAGATTGAACTGCTCGCGATTCTCTTTCGTAACCTCGATCTCTTGCAGTGTCACGGGGTTGATAAACGCCGTCACCTCTTTGTATTGCTGCTCCCAATACTCGGTATAAGCCAAAAGATTCTGAGATTGGAAGATTCGTTGCTGCGGAAGGAAGGTGAATAGCTCATCACGCATATTCCCCTGCATTTCCTTTAGCATAGCTTCCTTCTCAGGAAACCTTGATATTGCCTCGTCCTTGCTCATGTACGAACGCATGAGAATGTAATCACAGTCGCTAAAGTCTAACTTGGTCCAAAACGGGTCACAGATAACCGAATTCCATGGATAAAATGTAAACTGAGGATCGCCATTCAAGGGATCAAAACGATAGTCCATCGAGATACGGATGAATCCGATACCGGTAGTTAACGCCCCCTTAAAAGCGTCGGATATAACGTAATGTCCTTTACCGGTTCGTAGCGCGTGATACATGCACTTTGTCATTATATCCGCAGTCTTGCTTGAACTGCTCTCTACGGGTTGGCAAATGAGGCTATGGCGGTGTTTACGTTGATACCCTTGGATCATATTGACAATCGAACGGCAGAGATTGAAGCAATAGTCCGGGCGTTGCTCTTGCTGTAGGTAGCGACGCTCTTCCGGTGTCCACTGATTGTTTAGGTAGAACGATTGATCACGATATGCCTCTACCCAATAAGCTTGCCAATTTACGAAGGCGCGGTTGTATGCCATTCGAATCTTGTCAACCGGTGATGATGGTGTCGGGGAAAATAGGTCGCGTCCGGGGTCCATAGTACCTTAGGGTTGTAAAATTAAAATTTAAATTTAAACAACAATAAAGTCAATGGATGAACTTTTTATTTACATAAAAATAAAGTTTGCGGTATAGTGCCTTATTCGACTCTAACGAACCTTAACGAGCTTGTATGAATACCATCCAATACCTAAATTTTAAGCAAATATGTGAAAAATATCCTTTCAGCCAAGGACAACTTAAATATTTTCTTTCACGTCGGTTTACAAATGGGTTTTCAAATTGTGTAAGGAAAATTGGAAAGCGTCTATACTTCAGGGTAGACTTGCTGGATGAATGGATTGAAGAACGTAAAGTTAAAGAGATAAAACATGACTAGATATGAGATGGAAAAAATTGAAACCGAATTTACCAATGAAAAAAAATACTATTCTGCTTGCGGTGTTGATCGAGATCATTACCTTTTTGGTAAGTTTGTTCTTCTTTTTGCTGCTGTTGTTGCTTTCAATATTCCTTTGTTTGTTGAAGCTATCGATTGCATTTGTCCAAGCTGTGAAGCACCTTTGCAAATTAAAGCTGTGATGGTAGAAGAAAGGCGCATATTCCCCGATACTTGGACATGTAGACAGTGCGGTTACGAAAATTATGAGGGGTTAAATTATTGCGGAATTTGTGGAGGTGCAAAATGAGACGATTGATTGATTATATATGTTCGTTCTTCCGAAACAAAGACACGGACGCGGATTACCATCGCATCGAGGGTATAGAATACCTTGATAGACAAGAAATGTATAACGAAATGAGAAAAAACAACCATTGGAGATAGGGATGAGAATTTTAATTGCTATGTTGTTAATGTGTTCGGCTGTTTGTCATGCAACGCAATCGGGAACCTATACCGTCGATAGAAACGGATGGGTGGTCTATGATCGCGATATGCAACAAGACGACTTGAAGATTGAAGTAAAGACGGATACATTTAGCAGTATGGAAATATTTGACAATTTGAAGGTTTGGTTTGAGTGAAAGAGAATCATGATGCGGAAATAAAATATTGGTTTAGCTGTCCCGACGATTGTCAAGACATGCAGCAAGTTACCTTTGACATCCTTCGATTTATGCACGAAAAAATCCAAAACAAGGAATGTTTTCTTAACAATGAAATCGAAACAGGTATGAATCTACTCATACAATGTTTGGTAACTGTCATTAAAAGTAATTTTCCAGACGATCTTCAAGATTTAGCAATGGATTCGGTATATTTAACAATGAAAAAAAACATGGACATAATCAAAGGACAAAATGAAAAGAACAATTCTTAGTTTAATAACCGCATTTTCTTTATTAAGTTCTTGCGCGTGCGCGGATATTTACCCCACGCATCAATTTTCTACAAAAGAACGTGGATGTTCAATTTACTTGGATTGGGTAGCTTATGGAACATTTACAATTAATCCTTATACTAACCTTGATAACCCCTCTACCAACCTATTAGGTTTGGCAGGTGAAGTAACATTGCCTTTCACGGTGCCAGACGGTTATGATTTGGTTATTGATTACCTGCAAATTGAGGGACCGGATTCCCCCCAAGTCGGAATGATGCTGTGGCTAGGTGATCATCCATGCCAAAACAGTAAAGCGATCATTTCGTGTACCACTGCCGGCGGAAGCACTCAATTAAACGGCATGACGATTAATATTGGTTCCGGACAAATTGTTAACATACGCGTGATGAACAATACCGGATTGCCATGGTGCAATGGATTCTTTTTACAAGGTTATCTAAGAAAAAACTATGATTACGAGAGGGATTGATGTTCGGAAAAAAAGAGGTATTGGCTCAATTGGCGGCAATCGAGATAAGAGAGCTTAGACATCACAATGAATCCATGAACGCAATAGAAGCGATTGGTGTGCGTTTGGATGCCATCTGCGATATGCTTGACCATATCAAAGAAAAGGAAAATCCATGCGATGCCGTACAAAACCAAAATGCCTTACAAGCATTAAACTTACGTGTCAATCACTCACTATCATACCCGGAGGGAAAATGAATTTAACCACACTAAACAGACGACTTGTTATCAGAAAAAAGAAAGTAGACGACGAGAAGGTTGGCGGGATCTATATGCCAAAAGGCACACAATCGAAATACACGCATGGATTCATCATCTCTAAGGCTGACGACTGCAATGCTAACGTGGTAGTAGGCAAAGAAGTGATCATCCTTACGGGAGCCGGCATGCCTATCGACTTGCAAGATACGAACCATGAATATCTACTTATAAACGAAAACGAAATCTTAGGAATAATCAATGAATGATGATCTAGCTTGCGATGTCAAAATTATTCAGCC